AATCATGATCATCAGAGCTTACTAAAATGCCAGTTTTTTTAAATCAAGAAAGAACAAAGATCGGAACGACTACGGGAACTCTTATTGCGTTTCCTAGAGAGTTAGATGTTAATGATCCTATTGCTGGATTGAGTGCAGAGTTGCTTCCATCTGGATATTTAAGATGTGATGGAGCTGTTTATAATGTTGCAACTTTTCCTGCTTTGGGAGAAATTTTAGGAACTGGCGATGGATGTGCATTTAAACAACCAAATGTAGAATTAAGTGATGAGCAATTTCAGGTTCCAGATCTGAGATCAAAATATATTAAGGCAACCTCTGGATCAGATCAGGGTGTCATTAATGACATGACTGTGACAAATGCTAATGGACAAGAGATTAAAAAGTCTGGTGTTGGAGTCACTGTATCAACGAACGTAGGAACAACAGCAGTTATTGATTTAACAGGACAATTTAGAGTTCCTGCAAGAACAGTGACATTAACTGGTAATGTAGGTTTTACTAAACCAAAATCTCCAGACGAAGAGGTTGTTTCTGCACTATCATTTTTACCACACGCACACTATACTACCACATATAGATGTAGAACTATTAGAAGAGCAGGTAGTGACGTATTTGAATTAAATTATTTTACAAACGCATCAACTATTGGTGTTCAGAACTGGTTTGATGCCACAGAAGAACAACCAGCATGTAAATTTTATGCTCAGACAAACAAGTGGCAAGGTGGTTCATTTAATGAGGGTGGTGGATTTGGTAGTGCATCATTTGAATATTATGGTATTTGTAAAACACAGTGTGGTGGATATAATGTTAACTGCCTAATTCCAGATGGTGAAGAAGTTGTAATTGATACAACACCAGAGGGTCCTTGTGTACAGAAATTTGCTGGTATTCCATTAGGACCAATTCCTCCAACTGGTTGTGGACCTGCTACTGATTATACTGTTGGTGCCACATATATTTGTGGTGCAGATGGAGTTGGTGATGACAACATTCCTACTGGAGGTACTCCTTCACCTTCAGCAATTCAATCATTCTCTCTGTGGATGGGTGGAACTGCATATCAGGACGGACCAGATGATTACTATCCTAAAGGCACTGGTCAGTTTGCATACAGTGGATATGGTGGTGGTGCAGGAACATGGAATGACATCAATGACTTTGCTCAAGATACTGTTTCTTTGTCAGGTGGATCAGGAACTGGTGCAGAAGCAGTTGTTAGATTTGAAGCATATCCAGGTGGAGCTGGTTTCGGTAATGCTGTTAACACAAGATATAAAATTCTTGCCTTTTCCAATAAAGGAACTGGATATGCTTCTGGTGATATTCTTAAGTTCCCTGATGTTGGTGGAAAGAACATTGGTTCTGCTCCTCTACAAGGTGGTGGAGGTATTAGTCTAAGAGTTGATACTGTTGGACAATCTTCGGAAAATGGTAACGCAGAGTCGGGATATCCTCATGATACTTGCTTAGCAAACGTTGTTCCTTTTGATACCGTCGTAGATAACAATACAAACGTTGTGTATCCACAAATTTCAAATATTGTTGAAACTACAGAAGCATTTGATTATGAATCTGATCCAACAGAGCACACTCATACTATCAATTACAGCATTGGAACTACCAATTATCAGTTAAATATACCAGAGACATTTATTTCTACTGATGGTATGTCAGCTTCGGTTAATATTCAACCAGAAACTGACTCCAAAATAGATAGTTTAATTGCTCCTTTTATTATGGTAGATTACTTAATTAAGACCTAAAATGTCAATCAGAAATATCCGTACAAATTATCTGTCAGATAAGGCAACTTTTGGCAACTCTACAATGCCAATTGGTGCTATTGTGCCTATTTTTAAAGCAGACGATGAGAAAGTCACAGATAATGGTGTTGTTACTGGACTAGGAACAGTATCAACAGGAAGTTCTACTGGCACAGGGTATACTAATGATGTTATTAGTGGTGTTCCAACTGGTCCTATCAGTGCAGAATTAGCTCCTGCTAATTTTGGTGTGAATAATGATCTAATTACACTTAATAATCATCCATTTGTAGATGGTGATAAGTTAGTTGTTACTGAATCTGCTCAAAATCCTAATAAACTAAAATTAGGTGCCTCAATTCAAACTATTACTGTCAACAATGGTGGATCTGGATACACAACTCCACCAAACGTTATTGTAACTGATAATGGAGCTGGTCCTGCAGTGCCTGGACAATTTTCAGCAACAATTAATTCTGGAGTTGTTACTGCTATCAACGTTATTGATGGTGGACAGGGATATCAAAATCCAGTAGTAACAATTAGTGGAGGAGGTGGAGCAGGTGCAATTGCTACTCCTAATCTAGCTGCTGGTGGTGTAGGTGGAGTACAATTTGAAAAGAATTTTAGTTTTTATGTAGATAAAGTAGACAATAATAATTTTAGAATTGCTAGAAGTAATAGTGATATCAATGATGGCAAGTATTACAACGTAACTGATGCTGGATCTGCAGGACTCTTCACGGTAGCATCATCCACTGGATATGGTCTTGAAGTTGGTGTGCTTGCTAATTTAGATGGCACATTAAACTTCTGTACTATTCTTAATCCTGGGTATGGATATACTGATGGTGAGACTGTATATGTTTTACAAAATGGAAGTAATGGATTAGCAAGAATTGAGATCACGTCAACTACATCAAATACTGCAACCGATCCAGCATTACAATATCCTGGATTTTTGTATTGTGATGGAGCTGAGTATAATGCATCTGATTATCCACTGTTGTTTGACGTTATAACAGATGACTATGGTGGTAACGGTGGAACATTTAGTAAAGAGAACTTTGGAACCACTCCTGGAACTACATTTAAAGTTCCAGATTATAAAACAAAGAAACTTGTAGGTGCAGGTGGTGGTGTATCTGGTGCTGGATCACCTGTTTCTGGTAATGTTATTTCTGTTGTTGGTGCTACTGGTGGTAGATGGTATTTTTCTAAGGATGAACAAGAGAATCTATTTGATATTGGAAATATTATTATCAGTGGATATACAAACGTCACTGAATTTGTTGGTGGTTCGCTAAGTGGTGAAGTAACAATTCAAGTTGGACCACTACAAGAGAAGATGATCTCTGCTGTTCCAGAACACGAACATGCTATTTTAACATCTAGTGCTCCTCAGGCTGGTGCATTTGAAGGTGGTGGTGGACCAATTGATGACCATGCTGTTGGATTTAAAGATAGTAATGGTCAGGTCAATTTCTTCTTACCATCTGGTGGAGTTCCACTATTCCACGCACATGGTATTGTTGATTATGTTATACAAGACCCTAACCTCTCTACATTCGGAAACGTTGGTGGTATTGGTGAGAAGTTCTTTTCTACTTTTACACAAGCACAGATTGGTGCTAATGGTGTTTTTAATGTACCATCACATGATCTGAACACTGGTAATATGATTCGTGTTGTATCAAATTCACAATCAACACAATTATCATTTAGTGTTAATGGAGTAAGTGTTAATTTTTCACCACAGAGTACCTGGTGGGTTATTAAAATAGATGATGATAACTTCGTCCTAGCAGGATCAAAATACTTGGCATTAAAAGCAACTCCACTTGTAGTTACAAACGGTGGTAGTTCTGGTGAAATTACTATTGAAACAGGATATCAAATTGCTGGTAATTTGCCAGCAGAAGTTATTAAGATTATCACAACTCCAAGTCCTACAACATGGGATATTGATGATAATTATACTATTGGTGGAAAAACAATTCAGTTACCAGGAGATACTACTACTAATCTTTCTATTAAAGTAAGTGAAAACAGTAACGGAACTTATACAGTACCAGCACCAGCTGCAGATGAAGTTCCAATTCTTGCTATTGGTGGTAACTTAACTGGTGCTGGTGGATCTGGTGGTAACACTGCTAATACTGGTGGTAATGGTGGAAATACTACCTATACTTTCTCATATTCTGGAAATACTTACGCAGTTAGAGCAGGTGGCGGTGGTGGTGGACAATCAGGAAATGGTGGTGGATCTGGTGGATCTGGTGGTAATGTGAGATATGGTGTAAATGGTTCATTCACAACTGTTAATGGAAATGGAACATATAATCTTGCTGGTGGTGTGACTCTAGAACTCTCTGGATATGTTGCTGGACAAAATGGTACTAATGGTGGATCTAGTGCTGGTGGTACTGGTGGATCTAGTACACTATTCTATGGAAAAGGTGGAGATGGTGTTGCTGATACCAGTACAAATGATGTGGTAAGTAATACAGAATTTAGTTATACTGGAACTAGTTTCCAAACATATAATATTCCTTCTGGTGGTAGTCTTAAGAGTGTTACCTGTCAAGTACGTGGTGGCGGTGGTGGCGCTGGTGGTGTTACTAATGGTTCACATAAAGGAGGAAAAGGTGGAGCTGGTAAACGAGTCAATGCTGAACTACAGACTGGTAATAATGGTATTTTAAGAGTATATGTTGGTGGTGGTGGCTCTGCAGGATCAGGAAATAGTGGTGGATCAGGTGGTCCCTCTCCCTATGCTGGAGGTGGCGGCGGTGGACAAGGTAACGGTGCTGGCGGCGGAGGCGGCGGTGGTGGTGCTTCGGCAGTCGGTACTTCAAACACTGTTCTAGTTGGCGCTGGTGGTGGCGGCGGTGGTGGATCAGGTGGCAACAGTTCATCCACTACTAGTGACATGAATGGTCAACCTAACAATACAGATGGTGTCCAACAATTGAGTAGTATCTTCGCTGGATCTGGTGGTGGTGGCGGTAACGCTGTCTGCTCTGGTGGTGGCGGAGGCGGCGGTGGCGGCGGCGCTGGCACAGGATCTGGTATTGGTGGTGGTGGCGGTGGATCCAACGGATCTAATGCACGTAGAGCAGGATATGGTGCTAAAAGAGGACAATCTGCTGTCAAATCTTCTGGTGCTGGTCCAACTGTTAGTAGTTCAAGTTCTACTGGTGCAGGTAACGGTGGAAACAATCCTGCAGGTAACTCTCAGGCTGGTGGCGCTGGTAGTGTCACATTTAGTGCTACTAATACTATCACCACACAAGGTGCTGGTGGTGGTGGCGGTGGATCAGGTGCTACCGTTTACTTCAAATTTGAAGCTAGTGGTTTAACTAATCCAAATGCTAGTACACTTCAGGTTGGTAATAATGGATCTGGTGGTGGCGCAGCAGGACAAGATGGTGGTGGTGAAGTTGGATACTACATTGAAGAATCAGTTGGCGGTGGCACTGGTACATCCACAACTTCTGGATTATTTGATCTCGCCAGTACAACTGTAAACTACATTGAATCTGGAACAGGATCTGGATCTGCAGGTGGATTTACTTCTACAGATAATGAGAAATATCTCAGATTTTTTGGAAGTGAAGCAGTAAGATGGGCGAGAACAATCACAATTAATGCATCTCCTAGTAATCCTAAGCAATCACCAATTATCAATTCTAAATGGAGAGTAATACGTGGTAATGGTAGTAATGGTGGAGAAACACCAGGAGAACCATTAGAATTGTTTGCAAGTAATGATAATGGTAGCAGTTACACTAAGATTGGTACTATATCATCTGCTAGTGGTCCTACTACTTGGACGGTAGTTGACATTGCAATTCCATCTGATTTCCAAACTAATAACTTATTGTTAGAAGTAAGACAAGTTAGAGGTTCAAGTGGAAATGCTGGAGGAGATAACTTCGGTATTGATTGGGTTCAGTTTGAATACGATGAAGCAGAGGTTGAGATTGCTACTTATCCACAAGGAAGAGCTGACCTAGGTATTGAATTTGTTACAGAAAGAATTGAACCACAAGGCAATCCTATTGATTCTGCTGGTTTAGATGTCAATGAAGGTACATTTACACTGTCATCTGCTGTTAAATTAAATGTTTCTTCAACTTTATCACCAGAGATTGACATTCCTCTCTTAACACGCTATCATCTAGTGAAGTATTTGATCAGGGCGTATTGATGCTAGCAGCAAGTGAGTGTGGATTTATTATTGATCCTGATAGGATTGAAGGACAGTTTGAAGACTTCATTGGTGTGTACAGGAGATTTGTACATCATGATATCTGTGCTGCAATCGTAAAAAACTTTGACACATATATTGATATCAATCCTGAGATTGTGCAATATGGTAAAGACCAGATGCCAGACAAGAAACTTGCTAGACATGATGTTAGCATCATGTTAGATGATGTTGACATGGGATTGGCAACACATTTCTATAAGTATTTGAATAGCGCATTTGGAAACTACAAGCAAGAATATGATCATCTTAAAACAAATCTAAATTCTATTGGATTGAAAGTACAGAGAACCTCTCCTGGTGGTGGTTATCATACTTGGCATTATGAGAATGGTAGTTTCAGAGCAGCAAACAGAGAACTAGCATGGATGGTATATTTGAACGATATGCCTGACGGTGAGGCAGAGACTGAATTTCTCTATCAAAAGAAACGATATAAACCACAGACAGGCACACTATTAATCTGGCCAGCAGGGATGACACATGTACATCGTGGGAACACTGTCTTCACCCATGATAAATATATTGCGACAGGCTGGTTTCTAAAACTCCCGTAATCTAATG